CGCAAAGACAAGGATACTTCTCATGCCATCAAAGTATGAGAGTTGGGGTAGGACAGCAACAGAGGCGATGTGTAGTGGGATTCCGGTAATTTGTACTGATACACCTGGGTTGAAGGAGAATTGTGACAAGGCAGGTGTTTATATTAAAGATAGGAATAATGTCAAAGATTGGGTTGAAGCTATTACAAAGTTGGATGACAAAAAAGCCTATTCATGGGCCTCAAGAAAAGCAAAAGCGAGATCAAGAGAGTTTGACACAAGAAAAACGCTTGATGAGTTTGAAACCTGGTTCAGAGAAAGTGTTAATAAATATAATTAAAGATGACATATATAGACGGCATAACAATATTAGCTGACGCGGTTGTAGAACCCGTTAGTCTTACTGATGCTAAGAATTGGTTGCGTATAACTAATTATGATAGCGATGATGTGTTGATTGGTGATTTGTTAAATGGTGCAAGGGTGCATATTGAGAAGCTGACGGGATGCTCTTTGGTAAACAAGTCAGTAAGGATAAATGTTGAACTTACTCCACAAAGCCAAGGCTTTTGGATGCTTGATGTGCCTTATGGGCCATTGCTTTGTGTTGATGAGGTTAAGATTAAGACGGGTATGAATACTTACGAAGTATTAACCAAAAATACTGACTTTGAGGTGATAGGCGGTAAAATTTGGATATATACGGCAGGTGTATATATCATAAAATATCAATGTGGATTCAGCACTATTCCAGAGGACTTGGCTACTGACATACTTACTTTGGTTGCTTGGTCTTATGAGAATAGGGGTAAGAAGTTCCAAGGTGATGCAAAAGCAGGTCAGTTAAAAGAATTTCCTAATTGGGATGGATTAAACTATCATCAGTATAAAAAAGTTGTGATATAAATGGCCGGCGCACTTTCCATAAATATACAAGGTTTAAGACAAACTATAACTGCTTTACAAGTAGCAGGAGATTCGCGTCTTAAAGAAATAGATATGGAAATGGCAGCAAGTACAGAAATGATGGCAACTAATGCTAAAAAAATATTTTCTTCAAATAATACTGAAATTAGAAATTCAATTAGGGCAGTTAAAAATAGACCATATCAATATGAGTTAGCAGCAGGATATGGTAATGACCCAATGGCTGCTTATATTGAATTTGGAACAGGTAAATATTTTCCGGAATACCCAGGAAAGGAGGCAGAATGGCAAGCACTTGCAAGAGAATATTATGTAAATGGAGAAGGATGGATGAGGCCTGCGCCTTATTTTTATCCAAGTGTTATGACAGGAATAGTAACTTTACAAAGTAATATTAAACAAGTATTGACAAGGGATGAAAGATTGTAGCAATAATATAAGGGTTCAATACCTATCTAAACTAAGTGGTAACATTACTTACGGAGGTAAGAGTGTTCCCGTTTATGGAAATGATACATTTCAGACCGTTCCACAAAACTATGTCATAATTGGTGATATAACAGAAAGTGCTGACAATAACAACCAATTGTTCATAACTATGGCTGATGTGGTAATTGATATATTCAGCGAGCAGTACATGACAAGAAATAATAGTATTATTGATAATATTGCTGACCAAATCTTAACTTTGTTAATACCTACTACTGGTGTTCAAGATATGGGAGATGCTGAATTTCAGATATATGCCAAAGCAAGGACATCATCAAGATACTTAACTATGCAAGAAGGAAACAATTTTATAAATAGAAAGATATTAATAATTAACAATTCAATAATTCAAAAATAGAATAATATGCCACAGCAAATTTTAGGATCATTGCAGAACGTAGAAATAGATGTAGCCGGTGGCTCATCATACAAAAATCTCGTATGTCTGCGCACATCATCAGTTAATACAACTGTTGACTCAACAACCGAGCAAACAAATTGTGGGCCAATGACATCAGTAGCTGATGCTACAATGAGCATTGACTTTGATGCAGTTTGTGAAGTTGCTCCTACCATTACACAAGTATCTTACGAAGATTTACTTGCAGCAATGGTTGGCAAAACACTTGTTGCAGTAAGAGTACAGAACCCAGTTGTTAGTGGATCAAGCGCAGGTGCTACCTACTACCATCAGTTCCTTGGCTACATTACTTCACTTACTCTTAATCAATCAACTACTGAATATATCAATTTCTCTGGTACTGTTACTTCTACCGGAATTGTTGATGTTACTCCTTAATTATGAACTACACTACTATCACTATAAACGGAACTAAGATTGGACTTAAATTCGGGATGGCATCTTTTAGATACCTTTCCGATAAGTTCGTAGAAGGCAAGGCTTATACAAATAACGAGTTAAATGAGATTGGGATTGCCCACATTTTATACTCTGGTTACTATAACAATTGCCTAATTAAGGATGCAGAGATTGAGCATAGCTTTGAGTCTTTTGTTGACTTCATAGAAGCAAATCTGAACAACGAAGGTGTACTATCCGATATAAAGGATATAATACAAATATGGAGTCAGAATGAGTTTCTGAAGCAGAAAGAAGAACCAAAGGTAGAAGCAAAAAAAAAGACTACTCGTGGGAAGAAATAGAAGCATTTGCGTTTGGTGACTTGTGTTTACTGCCGAATGATTTCTATGCAATTAGTCCGAGAGAGTTTTCTTTAATGATAAGAGGAAGTGAATCCCGAAAGGTTGACACTTATAAGCAAACAAGACTTTTGATGTTTACAATGGTGCGGTTAATGGGTGATCCAAAGACCGCACCAAAAACACCAGAAGCTTTGTGGCAATTGCCAGGTGATGAAGAAAGTGGCAACGTGATGAATGATGATGAGATGCGAGAAATATTTAAAAGGTTGGGTAAATGAGTTTAAATATAATTATAGATGCAGATGTACAATCGGCTACCCAGAAGATAGGGAAGTTCGTTTACACAATGAAGCAAGACTTCAAAGAGGTTGAAAAAACCGTAAGAAGAACTTCAACAACTGTAAAGGAATCTACAGATAAAATGGCCGAGGCCGCAAACTCATTCGGCAAATCATCAAGAAATTCATTAACTGCATTATCTCTTACACTACAAGATTTACCGTTTGGTTTTATAGGTATTCAGAATAACCTTCCAGGTATTATTCAAGGATTTGGTCAGATGAGTGCAGAAGCAAAGACTGGTGCTTCTGTGATGACTCAATTAAAGACTGCAATAATGGGGCCAGCAGGTTTATTTCTTGCGTTTAGTGCTGTGACAGCTATTGTTACTACACTTTCAATGAAATATGGTGGGTTAGGAAATGCAATTGATGCATTGTTTGGAAAAGTAAATCCTTTGGCCAAAGTAATAAAAGATGCAGCCAAATCACAAGAAGATTTAAATGAATCATATAAGACAAGTGGTCAAATTATTGCATCTGCTACTGGAAGCGTAGAATCACAAATAGTTAAAGTACAATTACTATCTGACACAGTAAAGAATTTATCTAATTCAGAAGAATTAAGAAAAAATGCTTTATCTGAATTGCAGAAAATTGATAAGGCATACTTTGGCCAAATAACAACAGGGACATCTGATATTGTTAAACTTGAAGAAGCAACAAGAAAATATACCGATGCATTATTAGCAAATGCTATTGCTAAAGCATATGAGCAGAAAGTTACACAAGGTGCTATAAATTTAGAAGAACAAAGAAATTATTTAAAAGACCTTGCTCCTGCTTATGCTGAAGCAACTAAAAGACAGAAAGAATTTTTAAAAACATTTGAAGATGCATATGATCCTGTAACTGGTGCAAAAATAGCACAACCAGGTTTTATTGCAGTAGATCCAGCTATTGTAGCTTTTGATAAACAAAAACTTGTAGTAGATGCAGCTATTACTGCACAAGATAAATTAAAACAATCTTTTAGTGATGCTACAATAGAGGCATTAAAATTTGTTGAACCATTAGAACAAGGTTCAAAAGCAGCTAAAGATTATAAATATCAAATTGATGAATTAATTGGTGCATTAAGTTTTAAAACTCAGATTGAAGATGTAAAAGAATTAGCTGATGTTATACTTGATGTAAATAAAAAATATACAAGCAGAGCAACAGCATTAAAAGAATTACAACAATTAGGTGATGGAGTATTTAATGGTTTGACATTAGAGAAAAAAGGATATGATAGTTTAAAAGATGCAATAGATACATACATACTTAAATTACAGGTTTTAGATTTAGAAAATAAGGGAAGAATAAAAGCTGCTGATTTACAAGCTCAAGCTGATAAAAATAAAGAAGCAGCAGATGCAAAAAGAAAAAAATCAGATGAAGATTTATTAGCAAGTTTAATGAAGCAAAGTGAAGCTTATGATAAATTTGGAAACTCAACAGATAGGTTTGCAAAAAAGTACGATAAGATTTTACCAATGTTAGAAAATTTACAAAAAGGTGCCAAAAATGTTGCCATATTAATGCAAGAAACATTTTTTGCTCCTTTAAATGAAATGTTTACTACATTATTTACAAAGTTTACATTTTCAATAAAGTCATTTACAAATGCTATTCTTGCATCAATAGGACAGATAGCAGCAAAGCTTGCAACAACATTAGTTATTCAAGGATTGGTTAGTCTATTCTCTGCACCTCTTGCGTTAGGTGGTGCATTATCACCAGAAGGAGGATTAAGTTTTATTGGTAAGGCACTTAGTGGATTAAAATTAGGTAAGTCAGCAGATTTTAGTGGTGTTCAAGGTGCTAATATGGGAATGAGTGGTTCTGTTAATTTAGTTCTTCGTGGTACTGATCTTGTTGGTTCGATAAATAGAACTAATTCACAAATATCAAGGGTTGGATAATGGCATACGGAATAAAATATAGAATTACTTTTAAGACCTTGCAAGATGATACTTGTAAGGTTGACTTTTATGTTGATGGGTATAGTGGCTCCATTACTAATCTTGATCCTGCATCAAATCCTTTTGTTCTTCAAGAGTTCAATAGTGATGAGGATATTTATAAGCCACTAAGACCACAGCAAGCAACAATAAATTTTATTAGTCAGCCTACTGTATCAATAGATGACTTTCTTAGCAACTCTGATACATATTGCTACATTGCATTTGAATTTCTTAGTTCTACTCAGTATTATTGGTTTGGATATTTGCTTCAAGATGACTTTCAAGAGACTTGGCAAGATACCAACCACATCATAACACTAAGAGCAACTGAGGGTCTTGGTATGCTTCAAAGCCAACCATTAACTGACAATGCAGGCGATGAGTTGATTGGTAGGTTTACCCCTTGGGAGTTAATACAATATGCTGCGTTTGGAACAATACAGACTTTTGTAGAGCATAAGGTAATAAGTAATCTCTATCACTCATCAATGGATCAGACATCTGATGTTCCATCAATTGGTCAATGCTACATTGATGTAAGGACATTTAGTATTGGTGATGGAGAGTATGATAATAAGTATAATGTACTCGATAAGATAAATTCAGCCTTTAGTCAGACCTTGCTACAGTACAAAGGCAAGTGGGTTATATTTAGACCAGAGGAATTATTTATGACTCCTACTCAAAGTTTAAGGCAGTTTAATAAAACACTTTTAGGCACAACAGTTACTAACAATAGATACGATATTGAAGTTGGTGTAAATGAAGATGTAAAGCCAATTACACCAGAAATGCTTAGGTTTATAAACAGGCCAACAAAAGCTGATGAGATTGATTTTACTTATGAGTTGCCTACAGAGTTGCTTTGTAATCAAAATTTAAGTAGGGGAGATTTAAACACAGCAGGTAGTGGGTTTAATCTTTATGATGTTAATAGTTGGACATTAAAAGCAGGTACGTTTGCAGGAAGCAGAGAAAGTCCATTTACAAGCACTTCTGTTCATTATAGAAAAGAAACATTAGATGCTGAAAATAATGTTATAGATAATTATTTATATGCTGCAACTGAAACAGTTTACAGCTACAATTGGTGGCAAAGTTGTGATGTGGCAGTAGCATTAGGAGATATTATAACATTATCTTTTGATTGGAGATGGGATGAAGGAAATACAATTATAGGAACAGATAGAATTTTTAAAGTTGCTCAATTATTGTATAAAGCTGATGGTAGTCCTGCACAAAGAAGAGGATTAAATGACGATGGAACATGGTTTACTTATCCTTCAACTTGGGATAGTGTAGCTTATGCAAGCCAACCATTCTTTAAAATTGATATGTCAACTATTAGCATACAAGATAATGGATGGGTCACATATACAATAGAAAGTCAGCCGGTAGTTAAAGATGGTATTGTTAGATTATTACTTACAAATACTGCCGGTGCTACCGCAAATGAAAACCTTTGGAAGAATATTGAGTTTTCAATAAATACTAAGGTAAATGGTGTTTACCTTGATACAATATCTGGCGACTTTGATAGATTTACAAAGGCTGAAGATATTAGAGCAAATTTTACAGATGAGATATTTTTAGAAGATTTAAATAACTCAAATCTAAAAGGTTGCATATTTGATGAAACAAATACATTTAGGACTACCCCAACTTGGAATAGGTATAGATACCAATTAGAGTCAGAACCCTTTAAGAAGCAGAATTTGATTGCCAATTGGGAAAGGACAAGGTTTCATAGGAACAAGATTGATGTTAACTTATTTGGTCTTAAATACGGCTCTGAGCCGATTGGACTGCTTAATACTATAAAATTTGTTGATGATGACCCTAACAAACTTTACTATATAGCAAATCTAAAAGAGATTGACTTTGCGAGTGCTACCTGGCAAGCTACACTTGTTGAGGTTTATGACAATGATAGGGACTTCCTTATCAATACAAATGCTACATATACCAACAAAACAGGGTCAGGTCTTGTTCCAATTACCTTGAACTATGGGCAGTATTTTACAGTAACTGGTGGCAATGTTCTGAAGTACACTGGAACACCAACCATAACGGTTGACTTCAAGTGTAGGATTGTTGGAAGCATAACGGTATCTACAACTCCGGTTGTTGTCAATTTTGTTTTAAGTAATACAAGTGGAATACTAAAAACGGTCAATGTTACTGTCACAAGCAGTCCATTTGCAGTTGATATAAACTTAGATGTTGATAATGTTGTTTTGGCTACAAATAATGAAATTGAACTAACTTTAAGCGCAAGTATTACATCACTTACCGTTACAAGTAGTTATTTGATATTTAACAATAACGATTCACTATATCCTACTTATAAATCAGGTTATATCTTTAAATAATGGCAGACGTAGTAAAAGCAGAAGGATTAGTTATAGCATATACATTAAATAACGATGTATACCCATTGGCTTGTGCAAAAAACTCAAGCCTTAATATTAGTAGGGACTTTCTTGAACTTGCACCCAAGACCAATGGTTTGTATCGTGAGTTTATACCTGCAAGGAGGAACTTTACGATAAGTGGTAGTGGGTTGGTTAAGATGGCCCAGGCTTTTATGCAACCATTTGAGTTCTTTGAGGAGTTCTTTACGGGATCAGATGTAAAATACACAGCATACCTTGATATAATTGATGCACAGAATAATTATAGGGTATTTGAGTTTGATTGCTATATACAAGACTTAACACTTGACTCAACAATTGGCTCAAATGCCACATATAGTTATAACATTCAGGGAACTGGTAGCTTTACTGAGTTGACTGTTGTGGATACTTACACCGTAACAAGTGGTACTATTCCTGCTCGTAACCCTGCCACTCACAAACTTGTTGCCGTTGGATATGGTGGCAAATGGTACTATAACTACACAGTTACGGGGTCATTTGTTATAACACTTGGTACGGCTTTAAATGGCACTTCAGTTATTGCTGCTTACATTGCATTATAACCATAATAAATCTTAAATTTACATTATGATAGGCGAACATAATTTAAGGCCGATAAAGAAGGGTGACACATGGGAAATGACACTCTCATTCTACGATGATGAGTGCGAGTCAACGCCTATCAACGTAAGCACTTATGTATTTAAGTTGCAAGCAAAAAACTCAAGTGGAACGGTGATGATTGAGTGGTTAGATGCTGTATTTGTTCAAATTGACAATTTTACAAGAAGGGTTACATTGACACCTACTACTACTAACTCATACGCAGC